CTTTTTGATGCACTTATCCAACTGCCTTGCGTATGGACTGCTATTCGGGTCTGAGCACTCCATAATAAAAGCCTCTCTGTGTGGAGACTGATAAGGGCTTTTGTATCTGTATTTTTCGTATTCTCTTCTCTCTGCCACTATCAGAATCACAATTTTCAATACAAACCACGCTGTATTGAGCAAAACTAACCCTACGATAACCGCAACAACCGTCTTTACCATCTCTCTACCTCCGTCTTTTACACTAAAAATTTCTCAATTCTTATCTCTCCGCATTTCTTACACCCACATCTGCATACATCGTACTTAAAGCCGCTGTAATCATGTGCCGTCCAGAGGACTTCCAACACTTCCCACTCATGCTTGCACAGAAGAAAACACGATACTAAAATCTTGTCGAATAGCCTTTTATACCACGGTTCCTTGTGCCAAGACCTCTTTTTATTTTCCGGGGAATTTTGGGAATTGCTGTTTTCATCGTTCATCCGATTTTACCTCCTATGAGGCGTAAGCCTCCGCCGATTTTTAATTTTTGCCTGTTATTGTTTCTACGAGCAGACGTGACGGCATCCTCATTATGAGGTTATTACACATTTGATTCAGACGATGGTTTTCATCTGCAAGCGTATTTACCATGAGGTACAATCCCTCTTCTCTGGTAAGTTCTCCGCGCTCTATCATCTGCCATACTCGGAATACCGTTGCATTGTTTCTGATATGCGTTTCAGAGATTCCTACGGTGTATGCCTCTGTCATGCAGTCCGGTTGAACTTCCGCAGTGTGTCCTCTTTCCATTTGTCCCATGCGGTCTGTTTCTTCTCTCTGCATACTTCCGCCTCTCTCTGCTTATTCTGTGTTGCTGTTTCTTTGTTCTGTTCCATATTTCTCTCTTTCTATGCCGGTAGGCATCCGCCGATTTTGGATTTTGTGGTTTTGTAAAGTCCTCACTTTCCTTTTGTTATTCGGATGCCGTGTTTATACTTACATTGTAAATTGGGTGGTTTACGGTAATATGGTTATTTGCCATTTTACGATTGGGGTGGTTTTTGGCTTTTTAATTTTTCGGGAACTCAGAGGGGTGAGTTGCCCCGGGAACGATCCGCCACAAACCCCCGCCCCAGGGTATAAGCTGCCGGACCTCTGCGCCCTGGCATCCTACCAACCGCCGCCGGATCTGCCCGAGTTCGTAAAAGTAAAAGAAAACGAACCACAAAACACCGATTTTATAATATTTCTATGTCCTCCGCATCCTCTGCCGGGTCTGTCCCTCCGGTTTCTACTGGTAAACGTTGCACAATGTCCGCCGCTGTCGGTAACTCCTGCGCCTGTTTGCCTACATTCAGATCTATTTTCTGCGCCGCCTGGGTGTAACCGTGATTATTATTAAAATCAGTAGCAAACACGATCGGCGGTATTTCTCCATTAAATGCAAGTTGTTTCTTGTATGCGGCTATGTTGTTCTTCAATATTTTTATTGTGTCGGAATACACACCGGGGCGGGTTCTTTCCCAATCGTTTAGAGTATCGCGGGAAATACCGGCAAAGCTGCAGAATCCCTCAACATCAGGAATCAGGCGGACACCTTGCAAAGCTCTTTCTTTAATATAATTTATATAGTTTTCTGCTATCTCTCTAAACTCTTCCACGGTCTCCAACTTCCGGGGTCTCCCTCCTTTCCCCTTTTCCGCTTCCTTGGTTGCCGCTCTGAATCCGTCTAGCATCATTTCACACAATGCCACCGCTTGCGCCGTTTCTATCTCTTCATAATCCCGCCCAGCCTTAAAACGTTTATAGCTCTGTTTTCTAACTCCGTTTTCGTCCCTTGTGGCGGTCTCTCTCTTCTCTGCTGCCATCTCTGCGCCCTCCTTTCCTCTGTGCCCTCTGTGGCGGTCCTGCGTTCTCACATGGGCAAAATAAAAAGGACACCGGGAAAAGCTTTCTTGTGCTTCTCTCTGTGCCCTACGTTCTACTTTTTCGGCTATCCTTATTTATTTATATGTGGATCTGCTCCGCCCTCCGGCGGCTCTGTTATTTCTATCTCTATACCGCAACCAATGGCGGCGGCGTATTTCTCCATATCTTCAAGCGTGAATTTATCGGCGTTTAGTCTCTGGTTTACGTTCTGCCGGGACACGCCCAGACGGTCCGCCACCTCTTGCACCGATACCCCGCGCCGCTTCATCATCACGCGCATCTTTTCGCCAAAACTCAACCGCACCGGCTCCGCCCTCCTTTCTATTCTATACCCCTATAATATATAAGAATCTGCGCCGCCTGTCAAGTCTGCCGTTTACATGGTAAACAGTGCGCCGGGTTTTTCTTGCACTTTGTAAAGTGTACAATTTACACAACAAACCGCCCTTGTCTTGTTTAGTCGGCTATACATATTTCACAAACCGCAATAATTTGTAAATTTTCCGCTTGACTTTGTAAAGAAAGCGCTTTACAATACAAGCATAAAGAACGAACCGCAACGGACAACAACGAACCGCCGGACGTTCAATAAAACAAACAAGCAAGGCAGGCGGGGCGCACGGTGTACCCCAAAAGATCAACAGCTTTCAGACCGGACCAAGGGCAGCAGCCCGGACCAAGGCAACAGAAAGCCGGCACTTATTAAGACGAGACCGAACACACGCCCACCGCCTCCGGCTTGTATCTCCTGTGAGGGCTGCCCCTGTGGTAATGAGTGCATATATCAGGCAAAAGGAAAATTGTAAACCTGTGCTAGGGTGTACCAATTCACACCGCACATATAAAAAAGATAATTAAGTTATTGGAAGTATGAAAGCACTTTGAAACTTTCAGAACCGCACGAGATCGGGAAAGCGGTATAAAACCGGCCCGGCATTGAGTGAAAGCAGTTACCACTTTTACAATGATTAACGCCCCCGACGCTCCCAGGGGAAAGCGGGAACCGCTCCGGAACTATTGAGCCGGGGCGATGGCTGGAACGAGTTGCCTATATACACGCAGCATAAAAGGGAATAGGACAGGCGAACCCCTGCAAGCCGCCGTCTGCAAGTCTGACGTAAACGACTTTGAAACAAAATAAAAAAGGGCGATCCGCTACACCTACCAAGCGACACGGACCGCCGCCACCCCTCCGGGGCTTGTCTCCTATTATAACAGGCTTTCCCGGATGGGACAACAGAAAAGAGAGGGAAAGACCATGACAGCAGAAAAGATTATTGATTCTTTAAAATTCACATTTGAAGAGGCAGACGAACAAAAGGACCTTTTTACACCGTCCCACGTTCTCTATAAATGCCGCATTATCAACCCGGCAAACAACCGCCGTTATACTTTTGATTATCAGTGTAACCCATCCGCAACCCATTAGCCGGAGAAAAAAGACTGTTTATATTGTCTTTTGTCTGATTCCTCTTGTGTAGAGAGTTGCACAGATGAAGCCGACTTTTTAACAGAGTTTGGATATATTGACGGCGGAGCGGATCAGATTAGAAAAGGCTTGAAAGCGTTTAAGGCTTGCCAGAGAACAAAGAAAGCTATTGAAAGGCTTTTCACGGATGACGAGATCGAAGCTCTGCAAGCACATTTTGAAAACTACTAAACCGATAGAAACGAGGCGCGCGCCCTCCGGGGCGCTCCCTCTCAAAATATAGGAGGCTTATATATTATGATGACATTATCAGAGGCGAAAGCCATTTATAAAACGGGCGGCGGTCATTTCTTCGACCGTGAAACGTTCAAATATTGGGGATCTCGTATAGAATCCGCTTTGTATAAAAACCGCTGTTTTGTTACCAGTGAAAACAATTTTGACGGCAGCCGTAGAGCTTACACCGTGCGCCGGTTCTCTCCTGACTTTCTGCATATTGAAACCGTGGGAGAGTTTCAACAGTACGCACTTAAAGAAACCGCCAGAGAGGCAGCAAAGGAGGCCTAAACCATGAACAACGCATATATTAAAAATCTTTTATCTATCAACAAAAAAGCTTTTCAGTTTTTGCATGATGTCGAGGGCTTCGACTTTGAAAAGCCGTATTTTATCACACAGCAGCCCGGGAAATTTACCGCAAACACGGTTAAAAAGGCAGTAGCCGAGACAATGAACCCGGCAGCGTGTAAAATCTCCGTTTTTATTGTTCCTACCGCTTCGCGATGTCTGCAAGATTTATTTTTTGCTGTGCTTAAACTCAACAATTTTTCAGCTTGTCGCCGTGATGGTGTTAGTTATTGGAATTATAGAGTCGCTGCCCCTGGTCTTGATATAGATTATTGTTTTAATATTAGAGACTTTGAGGAACTGCGCAAGAAACAGACTGAAAGCATTTTTATAATCGCCCAGGATAAATGCTATATAAAAGAACCAGAAACAAAAATATTTAATGTTTCCCGGCGTTATACTCTGGACGATGCCAGAAAGAGCACGGACGGACGCGGAAACGATTATATAAAATCCTTAGTATTGACCGCCACGGATGGCAGCGGCGCACGTTTCACATACGAACCATACAACACATTTTACGGAAATGGAAAACGATCCGCGGATATTGCGGACCATATCGACAAAAGCGGCTACTTGTTACGCCCTCACCGCTTCGCATTGATGGAGAGAGCAGAAACATTGAGACGGACCAGAAAACAGGCAGAGGCAGACAACGCCGACTATACAAATGAGATAGCCGAACTGCAGAAACGCATTGACGCAACTAGAATTTTATTATCTAACGCCGTTTTGAATTGTCAGGACGCAACCGCGGCGCGTGGCGTGTCTAACAAGATGAATTATTTTTCTTATGCTCTTTCTTACTTTGAGACATTCAAAGAAAAAATAAACAGCAAGCGTTATGCAAGTATTGAGCGCATCAATTCAGCTATTGAAGATATAAAAGATAAGTTGGATCATTGCGCAGAGTAAGGCGGACGGCGGCGGATCAGCCGCCCCGGTTCCGCCGGATATATTGAGCGATCGGAGGCTTTAGGATGGTTTATAAATATCTGAACCGCTCCGCAGTATTGGAACATCTGCAAGAGGGGCAAACCGTAAATATTGATGAGTACATAGAGAAAATGCAGTTTTTCAAGAAATACGGAAACTGTCAGGGGATCTATATAACAGACAGCCGCTATATTGAGTATGCAGAAATCGGCTTGCACTATTTCAAATATGATACATTGATAAAATTCTTTGAGGATTTCAAACAGAGGAACCACACAAAACGTATATTGATAACATTCAACAAAAACCACCGCTTACAATGTGAACCGGTGCAGGATTAAGGAGGTTTATATCATGGGATGGGATTATACACACGCAACACACTACACCAGAACCGGAGCTATTGACCGGAAAACAGAGATTGACGAGCTTTACACCTGGCAGAACGACACCAGGAAAGCCGAAGTTGTACGGTCCGCAATGGTAGGAAGTACATACTATGCAGCTATTAAAATAACAGAATTGAGCACCGGAGAGGCAGAGACAACCGCCGCCGTTACATTGACGCACACCAACAACCGGGACTATTTCAACTTTGGAGTTAAGACGATGGAGGAAAGCTCTGGACCATGTGAAGATCATTGCCCGGCTTCTATTCTCTCTCTTCTCTCCCCTACTGATTCAGAATATGCCAATAACTGGCGCGAGAGATGCAGAAAGAACATTGAAGCAAAGAAAGATCCGCACGCATTGAAAAATTTACCTGTCGGCGCAGTGATCCGCTTTACTCTCCACACTGGGGAAAGCATCGAACTATTGAAACACGCCGCAGCGTATCAGTTCAAACGCCCTTTCTGGTTCTGCCAATCATCCGGCTGTTATATGCCAGCAACCAGAATCCCGGCAAATTATGAAGTAGTCACAGCATAACATATTGAGTTTAGGAGGATAAGAAACCATGAATAATACAGCATTGAGAATTGAGAACGGTATGAGCAGTTTTGAGTTACTGCAGGCCAAGGTGTCAAGCCTTGAAGCAACAGAAAAGCGCATGAGCATTGAAGAGGATCGCCGCATGGCTGCCATTGATGCAATGGATCGCACCTATAACAACCCATCCACACCACGCCGCACACGCTTTGAACTTTCTATTGAGCTTCCTATTCAGCGTGAGGCGTTGAAGAATTACCACAATGAGCGCAGCCGGGTATCTGCCGAGCTTCGAGGATTGAGAACGGCTATTGACCTGATTCTGACCGTTTCCAACTACGGCGGAGAGGTTACACCAGGAAACCGCCGATTGATTGAGAGTATTTTAATCTAATCCGTTACATTGTAACGATATGTAACACGTTGTAATATGGAGGTAACACAAAATGTTAGAAATGTCATTCTATAAAGGTACCTTGGATAGAGCCAAAGCGAGGGAAGTTGTCGAGGCATCCGAAAAGCCTTTGATGTTCCGATATGGCTTCGCTTTTAGGGGCGCAGAGAAAAGACCTATAACCAAAGAAAAAGCATTGAGTATTATTGATGATTCCGGCAACTATCTGGATATAACAGAAACCGACAATGAGATCCTTTTGAATACTTTTTCAAGTAATGATATGTTGTAGGAGGTATGAACATGGTAGTTATTTCATTGACAGATAGAGAACAGACATTATTGAGTGATAGTGTATTGACGATGATAGAGAACGCAGGGCAGGCGCAACGCCTTGTATGTGACACTGAATCGCAGAAAGCTATTGACATACACATCAAAGAATTACAGGCATTAAACAGAAAGTTGTGTACTACCGGCATCCGGTAAAGAAAGGATTGAGAACCATGAGAAAGAAAAGCGTATTTATTAACTGTATGGAGGCATTGACCGCAAACAGAAAACACAGCGAGGCCCGCACACTTCTCAATGCAGGACTGAAAGAGTCCGCAGAGAGACAGACCGCTGCCACCGCTCCGGCGTATGAACTTACAAAGCCGTATATCTTCCCTGCCGTTGATGGCAATATGACTTATCACACCTCATGGGGATCTCATGGAGTAAAGAACGAAGCTGAAACCATATTGAGTGTATTGAACTCTTTCCGCCTCCGCTCCACCCTTGCAAAAATCAATCAAGGACCACGCCTTACACAGTATGTTATTGAACCGGCTCCCGGAACTCAGGTGCAAGCCATTTTGAGACATGAAAAGGAATTTCAGGCAGCTTTACATTGCAACGCCTCTTTGAGATTTGATAATGGCTATGTGTATATTGAGGTTCCGACCGGTACAGAAACCGTGTTCCTGGGCGATATGCTCATTGATAATGAGTATCAGTCCTCCGATGGTTTCACAATGGCTATCGGTATGGCGGTTGACGGTTCCAAACATTACATTGATATTGCCAAGGCTTGCCACATTCTTATTTCTGGTATGACCGGATCTGGTAAATCAATCGTGCTGCATAACCTCATCTTGTCCCTGCTGATGAAAAAGAACCCGGCGCAGATGCACTTATATATCATTGATCCGAAAGCAACAGAATTTGAGTATTACAAGAACCTTGCAGCGTGTACGGTAGTTTCAGAAGTAAATGGTGCGGTTGACTTATTGAAGAACCTTTGTATTGAGATGGATCGCCGCTACTCCGTTCTTGCCTCTACCGGCTGCCGTGACATTGACAGTTACAATGCAAAGTTCGCAGACGCTCCTATGAGACGTGACATAGTTTTCATTGATGAGTTGTCCGACCTTATGAGTATGGGCGGTAAATCCGTTGAGGGACATATTGTAAGAATTGCACAGAAAGCCCGTGCCTGTGGCATCCACCTTGTAATCGCTACACAGTACCCGGTTGCAAAGGTTGTTACCGGATTGATTAAGGCGAATATGCCTACAAAGATCTGTCTCCGTGTCGGTACTGTCACAAACTCTATGGTTGCATTGGATATGGCGGGCGGCGAAAAACTCATGGGTCACGGCGATATGCTCTTTCTCCCTAACGGTTCTCTTACTCCGGTAAGACTGCAAGGTGGGTTTGCATCTGAGACGGCGATTAACAATGTTGTTGCCAGTTTGATGAAAAATCAGTAAGGATGGATTGATATGGTTACAGTTAAAGTAAATGAGATATTGAACTGGTTTCACAGTGATTACAAGGATGATCTGGTGCAAGTACATACAGTCTGTGGGGATTCCATTGAGGATTGTTTCAAATGTGTGTATGCCCTCCGCCGGAGCGCAAGATATGACAGCGCACGCCGGTATGATTTCCAGGATGCGGACTTAGAAAGCGAATACAATAAGTGGGTGCCGGGCTATGAGACCATTGAAACATATTACGGCAGTGCCACAGTAGATTAAGGGGTGTGATTAGAATGGCAGGAAAGACAACAACAGCTTGTACGCATGAGCAGTATGAGACTATCATAAAAACTTTATATGAGGGCATTGGAGACTGCATACAGCCTAATCCCCGGATTGCTACGATCCTCGTTATTGAGGCGAATGTAGGATTGCGTATTGGAGATACACTCTCCCTCCGGCGTTCCTCTTTTATCAAGACGCCATCCGGTCACGCTTTTAATATTATTGAGCATAAGACCGGAAAGGTTCGCCGTTTCAAGGTTCAGGAACAGGTCTACAACTTCCTCCTTGAATATGCGGACTCTGAGGGCATTGAGGACGATAATCTGATATTCCCTATCGGTGTCCGGGCAGTGCAAAAGCATCTGAAAAAGGTTTGCGACTGGCTCGGTCCTGGGTATGAGGATATATCCACCCATTCGTTCCGTAAATACTTCGGAACAGAGATTTACTACAAGAACGGAAAGGACATTGAACTGGTCCGCCGCCTGTATCAGCACAGTTCCGCCGCCGTTACGGCTCGTTACTTGGGTGTTACGGACGAAAAGATTGAACAGGCATTAGATTCCCACGTTGATATTATTTACCGCCCCAAATGAGGCGCATATATAGTAATGGTTCCTTATAAGATTTGTCTATTTGAGTGTCGTGTAACAGGTTTCTGGCAGTTTTTAATGTGAAAACTGCTGCCGGTATGAGGGTTGATAACGGCATACACCATCCCTTTGTTGGTTGACAGGTTTTCCGGCTTTAATGTGAAACCGGATAAGGATAGTGGGATCTCCTGACATTCGCGTATCTCCGGCGGAGCGCACGATGCCGCTTGATAAGAACGTGTCCAAATAGACAAATGCTATAAGGAACCATTGAAGAAATGGAGGTCTTAGGCATGATTGATATTACGAACTGCAATAAAATCATAGTCGATACCATTGAGAAAACAGAGAAGATCATTGAATGGTATCAGCAAAATAAAGATTGGTTGGATGCCGAAGAGTTCCGCATCCCCATCCCCTCCGCATTGGTTGATCTATCGGAGGAAGATATTAAATTCTATTATGAGCAGGAGGGCGTATTCGTCAGACTGCATCTGTATATGGGTGGCGTGTACGTCTGCAATTATCGGTATAATCCGAAAACTCAGGAAATCGAAAGCATTGTCTTTCCTGCCGGATTAAGCAAAGAGAAACGAAAGGCTGTCCGGATGGTTCTTGCCGCTGACAGAACGCCATACAAGGAGGCATTGAAGTTTCACTCTCTCATGTGCTTTGCAACGCATTACCGTAACTGCATTGAGACCAAGGAACAGAAAGAGAAACGCATTTCTCATAAGCAGCGGAAAAGTCTGCGCCGTTCCGGCGGTGCTACTCCGTTGATAACCACATACCGCATTGATAGCAGACCTATTCCTGCAGACGGTACAAAAAGGCACTACACAAAGCCTACCGAACAGGTAAGTGTGAGGGGATTTTACCGAACTACCAAAACCGGCAAACGTGTATGGGTTCGCCCTTTCACAAAATACAATGGAAATTCTGAAAATAACAAAACATACAAAGTATAGGAGGATCACTATGAGTAATTTGAAAGTTTATGCAAAAACCATCGAAGATGAGGCTTTGAAACAGATTAACACTCTTCTGTCTCAGGATGCCTTTAAGGACTGTAAGGTTCGTATCATGCCGGATGTTCACGCCGGAAAGGGATGCGTCATTGGCTTTACTGCGGATCTCGGAAACAAAGTAATTCCAAACATCGTTGGCGTGGATATTGGATGCGGTATGCTTTGCGTCAGTTTAGGGCATAGGGATTTTAATGATGTTACATTGAATACTTTAGATCGTGTTATCCGCACCTATGTTCCAAGCGGGAAAAATGTGCATGATGGGCGGCAAATGCGTTTTGAAGAATTGAAAGAGCTTTATTGTTGCCGGGAATTAAAAGATACCAAACGTCTCGAACGCTCTATTGGCACTCTCGGCGGTGGCAATCATTTCATTGAGGTTGATGTTGCAGAGGACGGTTATAAGTATCTGATTATCCATACTGGCAGCCGTAATCTTGGGAAACAGGTGGCAGACTACTATCAGAACCTTGCCTATGAGTTGATGTGCGGTAAGGATGATTTGTATGATCGTCAGGAAAAGCTCATTGCCGACTACAAAGCTGCTGGAAGAAAATCTGAGATTGAATCCGCAATCAAGGAGCTGCGCCGAAACTTCCGTGCTGTCACTCCGAAATTACCGAAAGACCTCTGTTATTTAGAGGGTAAGTACCGTGAACAGTATCTCCATGATATGAGGATATGTCAGAAGTTTGCCTACATGAACCGTGTTATGATTGCTCAGATTATATGCAATCACATGGGATGGGGTGTTGATGCAGATATGCCGGACTTCTTTGAGTGCATCCACAATTATATCGACCACGACTCCAACATCGTCCGTAAAGGTGCTATCTCTGCCAAGTACGGAGAAAAGGTTCTTATCCCCATCAATATGCGTGACGGATGTATTCTCGGAACCGGTAAGGGAAATGAGGATTGGAACTGTTCTGCGCCGCACGGAGCCGGACGGCTTATGTCCCGGATGAAAGCAAAGGAAACTCTCAGCATGAGAGACTATTCGCACTCTATGGACGGTATCTACACTACTTCTGTGTCAGAGGAAACCATAGATGAGGCACCGATGGCATACAAGCCTATTGATGAGATTGTGGAATGTATTGGAGAAACCGTTGATATTCTTGCGATTCTGAAACCTATATATAATTTCAAGGCAAGCGAATAATGTGGCATTGATAGACACATTGATGTATAATGGACTAAACATTTATATAGGGAGGATATGTCTATGAAGATGAGATATTTTGCCATACTGTTACTGTCGGCCGTTCTTTTGACTGGTTGTGGTGGCGGTACATCTACCAAAAATGGCACTACTGCGGTCACGACTACGACAGAAAGTAAAGACAAAACAGACCTTGCAGATTTGATGAGCACGCAGGATTATTCCTGTACTGTGGATGATTCTTTTATGTATTACGTTATGTATGTAACAAACAATTCAGATAAGGTTGTGAGTATTGATCTGAATGTGACCGCATTGGATTCTTCTGGCAGCATGGTTGGTTCTTCCAGTGATGGAACAAAAGCGGTTGCTCCAGGGCAAACAGCCGGTATATGGACCACATTTGATGAATGGGATAAGATTGATAGTTTTGATTACGCACTGTCCGTATCTGAGGAAAAAGAATACTCTCCTGTCTATTCTGACTTATCCGTTGACTACAATACTACCGACAGCGGCATTGTTGCATCCGTGACAAACAACGGAACTTCCGCCGCAGATTATGTGTGGATGGATGTGGTGTACCTTAAAGATGGGAAGATGGTTAATTTTAGCGAATTATCTTTTATGGATGATAACCAAGAATTGCAGCCAGGTACAACTCTTTCTCAGGAGGGCACTTGCTACTCTGATTCCGGTTTTGATGATGTAGTGATTGCCATAAATGGCAGGAAATAATTTAAGGCAGAGGTTTTATTCCTCTGCCTTTTCTATGAGTTCCCATGCCTTTTCATCGCCAAATTCTTTCCTTACGGCTTTCCATAATCTGAGGTACTTCTTGGATTCTCTGTCCCTTTCAGTCCTTGCCTTGTCAATCTGGCTTCTGAGACTGCTTATATACTGCTCATCCTCTGTCTGTATCAGCTTATCAGAATCCCGATACAGTGAACGAATCATACTATCTTTGAGCATATCCACCCACGGAGTAGATACCTCTGTACTTCGCCCATTGACCGAACGGCGCATTTTATACTCTCTGCCTGATAAATCCTGTTTCTTTGCTTTCTTAGCACAGTAATCTCCGATATAGACACCAATCCAGTCCGGTATTTCTTCCTTGACCTGATTGTATAATTCCCTTGTGAGAACATAATAGTTGTAATGGCCTACAAACGATTTAACTGCTGCACTATGGAAGTCTGCTTTTGATACTTTGACCTCATAGCATCGGAAAATGCCCTTGGTGTCATAAGTCATGTAATCGACTCTTTCTCTTCCGCAAAATCCGATTGTTACCTCATAGCAGCCAAACACACCGGTTTTTCTTGTGGCTCGTCTGATTGCCTTTTCCAATGCCACGGTTTCCGCTGTTTTCATTTCAGATCCTCGATTGAGAATACAAGGCCTACGCAGTAAATCTCTCCATCTTCCCAGATGTCAAAGTGTTCGCAAGGAATATCTGTTTTGTAAGTCCATGTTGCCGGAAGTCCGTCTCTGTTCATGCCATCACACCAGACAGCATCTATCCAGTTTGCACGTTCTTCTCCTTCCTGGTCTACGCCATCTCTGTCGAAGTACACTCTTCCTCCATCGAAGCAACCACCCTCATCGTAGATTGCACCATCGAACTCCATGAGATCGTCAGATGCTCCGTAAACGATAACCAGGCCGCTTTCCTTTGCTTCCTGCTTTACATCGTCAAAACTGTCTCCGTATGCTCTTCCATTGAGCTTGTCTGCTAATTCTTTTGCTGTAATCATCGCATATCCTCCTTAATCTGTATATACCACTATTCTCTGTTCCTCCATTCTGTAACCAAAACAGAGGTTTCCACCGTCTGCTATGATTGCACAGTCATGGTCAGACAGATTATTCACGTTTCCGATAATCTCATAATATTTGCAGGCATATCCGCTGTCTCCGCTCATAATAACGGTTTTCTTAGAAAGAATCTTATTCCGCTGTTTCTCTGACATACAATCCCATTCATACGGATATATCACAACTGCCTTGTCCTTGATCTTTTCGTACTCCTTGAACCATGTTTTAATCATCGGCTGACTCCTTTCTTGCATATTTGCACCCTGAGAAGTTGGTTCCGACATCAAGAAACATATCCAGAATGATTTTCTCGCTCTCTCCGCAGAAATTTATATGTCCTGTCTTTGTGTGTTTAACTATCAGCTTTTCGCAGTTAAGGCAGCACGCCTTTTCGTTCCGTTCCTCGAACATCTGCAAAGCCGTCTTATTCATTCTGGTTTCCTGCCTTTCTGAAATGATCCGCAATTTTGCAGATTGTAGCATCTCCGACTCCTTTGATTGAGGAAATCTCTTTGAGAAATTTGTTAATATCCGCTCCGCCGGAGGACTTTTTACCCTGATTAAAACCCTCACTTCTGGCTTTCTCCACTCTGTCCTCAACATAATGTACCAACTGCTCATCTGTCATTTTCCGCATCTTTACGGCTTTTTCGTGAATCTTATCCTCGTCCGCAGTTCTGCGGCAACTTCTTTTCTTTGCCATTGTGATCCTCCTATCTCATGTATGTTTCAACAATGCACGCATCGTCCTCCGGTGTCCTTGGGAACTTAAAAATAAATCCGGCTGACATTACATCATCTTCGCATCTTTTAAGGTTTTCATATTCGCAGTAAACATTCGTTGGCCGATTCTTCTCTCCGTCCCATACTCTTGCCACCACTTTTCCCGGAAAGTCTTTCGGGCTGTCATATATCACTACTAGCGGCACTTTTATATCTGAATAGTCCACCAGATTAAGTGTCGGTACTCTCTTATACAACGGCGTGTTCTGTTTTGCTAATTTCTTCTGTTTGTTCACTCCCATACCTCCTGTAATTCCACATGGAATGATTTCAATAGTTCATCGTCCATATTTGACATAAATGTTCTGTACGATATGTCTGGCTTATTTTCCATAAACCACTCTACCGCCTTTTGATTTCTGGCTGTTCTGGTAGATAGATTTCTCCAATTATCCTGATACCGAACCCGTTTCAATTCTCCGTACCATACAAGAAATCGTTCTCTCGTGCCATTCATATCAATCCTCATAGGCACATACGGATCAACAATCTCGTAATCTATCCGCCGGACTGCTGCCGGAACTGCCATAACCCACATTTCTCCTGTGGCAACGGCATCCGGCACTTTATCCGCTATCTGCTCCGGCATGAGGATAGCATCACTCTCTATGTAATACGCATGGATAACAACCGGCACACCGATTCTTGCCATGTTGTACGCCACTGTTCCGCCTTGCGGCATCGCCTGGATTGCACTCAATATGTTAGGTGCTACGCATATCCTCGGAGTGGTGTTATCCTCATCCGGGCAAATCTGTTTCGGAACTCTCGGAACAAATCTCTCTACTTCATCAAATGAAACGTGAACCAATTTACTGTTGCTTCTTTTTCCTCTTTGCTTCATCCTTTTTCCGTTGGCGTTCCTCCCAGTAGGGATGTTCCAACCTTTCCAGTCCAGTGCATCCTATCTGCAGGCACTTATGGACTTTCATTTGCTTCGTTGATAGATACCCTTTATGTGTTTTGCAGTACGCTACCGGCGATTTAAGCATATTCTTATCAATGCTCTGGAATAAATCAGGCATGAATAAGGGCTTTTGGAAACTCTTGAATGAGTTCTTCGCCCCAAATGTCCGTGAGGCTCGGTTTCATAAATACCGGTATGTTGTACTTTCTGCACTGCTCCACAATATTTTCAATCCATTCTCGTCTTGGTATGACTTTATCTTTTCTGCTGCCAGTCTCAGCTCCTACGATTATCCACTCCGGGATGTATGATTTCTCACTCAGCTCTCCGAAGTCTGCCAGTATAGGCTCTACTGACAAAAACGTATGGAACTCATAGTGTCCGTCCTGCCCCATATACTCCGTATCTGGATCTGTGACTGTCGTTCCGTACCACATATTATCTCTGAGTGGTAATTCTCCGTAATGATGCAGCTCAATATATCTTCCTGGATTCTTCGTGAGGAAGAGGTAATTATGCTGCGGAGCTTTCTCACAAGCATTAAACACTTCCCTGATCCATCTATCAGGAACCCACTCTCCAAACACATCCGACATTGATCCGACAAAGATATTTCTCTGCCTCTTTTTGTCTCTGTATTCTCCCATGCGGTATCTGTGGATTGTCGGCACAAATCCATGCGGATAGGCGCATCTGAATTGTTTTCCGGTCTCATCATCAACATAATACGGTTGCTCATTTATCTCATAAATTTCAGAACCATCGTCTCCGAGTTTGTACGTCTCCGGTTCTACCAGATGGCATCCTTTCCGTGATACGAAACGGTTTGCAATGCCTCTGGCATAACAATAAGGGCATTTATGACGGCAGCCGGTAATTGGATCCCATGTGCTGTCAGCCCACTCTATTTTCGTTTTATCCAAGTCTATTCCTCCTACCTGTGTATTTCCCTACATGATTGATATAACCGCAATAACAGCACTTTACCTCGTCCCTAAGACGGCTCTTGTAAATCTGATTTCCACAGCATCCACAGTCAAATTCCTGTGGATTGATTTTCTTTTTCTTCATAAACGCATCACTCCTTTGGAAATAATTTGTCATAAAACCATTCAATATCACGGCGAATCTTGAAATATCTAAATTTGTCCTCTTCGCTCGTGCTTCTTACACTGATATACCCGTGAAAAGCATTTACCTCTTCTACTACCACCGGAAGCTCTGCATATTCCGTCTTTAACATCCACTCACTTCCGAGAGGGTATTTATCGAATTTTGAATAGTCGATCTTTTCGTCCGCATGAAACGGAAGATCGTATTTTCTTTTATCCACAGCCAAATCGTCAATATAGCAAGTGGCATACACTTTTCTTGGATTGTTACCATATTTTTCAACGTTTTCCGGCAGATTATCATTGACCGCGTCGAACTCTAAACCAAATTTTCTGCACCAGTCCACCGCCTCTTTCAGATGTTCTTCCACTCTGCAAGTCCAAAGGATCACTTTTGCTCCCTCTGTTCTGCGTTGAATAAGGTGTTGTATCAGTTTTTTATTCGGTGCTCCAATTCCGGGCCACTCGCTTTCGCAAAGTGTTCCATCGAAATCTACCGCATAAATCGGTACAAAACTACTCATCTCTATTCCTTTCCATCCCTAAATCGAATAGGGATAATTGCGCTTTCTCTCTTTCCAACCTCGCGTTTGAAACCTCATACATCTCAGTGTCTATCTCAAACCATACAAACCTCACGCCGGTTCTGTGATATGCGATGAGGCTTGACGCAGATCCTACATGGGTGTCAAGCACCACCCCCCCCGATAGCTTAAAAGCACCTACGAGATATTCGTACAATGCTATTGGCTTCTGGGTTGGATGGATGCGCTTCTCTGAATTTGTTCCGCCAGTGTTTGAGTATCTGAACAGTTTTGCCGGGAGATTGTAAGAAGTCCACGCAATCTCCGCTTGTGAAAAGGCATCCCACGGCTGCACCTTATCCCATACAACAAAACACTTTGTTGGTGGCAGATTGAAATAATTTCCGCCCCATATAATCTGATTTTTCGATACGCGAAACAATTCTTTGAAGTATTCCTCCGTTGGCGGTTTGCTATCCCATTCCTTTACCTGTCCACTCCGTTTCAATCTGCTTGCAGTGCTTTCGGATGGATAACCGTTCTTCGTCCGGCTCTTATTGGTTCCCATCGCCATGTTCGGCGCATTGATTCCGTATGGTGGGTCTACGATTGCCACATCAAAGTATTTATCAGGGAAAAGTTTCATGCCAGCCATACAGTCCATGTTGTAGTAACCAAAATCTAATTTATCCACTTAATAATGCTCACTCCCTTATAACCTTTCTGAAACTCATACCACGCATACGCAACTGCACTTCCGCCTCCGGCTTTCATTTCCTCAAACATTCCGTTTTTGGCGCACAGAATACGGCTGCGTGACACATATACATATCTCGGAGGGTATTTCTTAAACAGCTCGCCTCTGGCCTTTCCCTCCAAAAATTGTAATTTAAGGAACATGAACACTTTTCTCCCGTCCGGTATGATTGTTATTGCGTGTTCGATAAACTCTTTCGCATACTTGTATGGAGGATTGGTAAGAATATCGCCATCCCACATTTCTGTTGTCTGCAAGAAGTCTATTCCGCCCTCTCCGTACCCTCTGTCGATAAGATCCGTACTGCGTACCTCATACCCAAGTCCTATGAGGCGTTCTGATAAGTGTCCTTGTCCTGCAGAGCACTCCCAAATCTTATGATTCAGTTCTGCCCCCCCCCTGTAACAATGCGTCTACTGCGATAGGGTCTGTCGCATAGTAGTCGTTAATCTCTCTTTCTTTCTCTGTGTGGTTGGATGCACCAAGAGTTGTAAAAATACTCTTGCCATTTCCGATCCAATCTTTTTCCATCTCTGATCTCCTTATAAATATCCAAATCTATAACCATATATGGATTCTAGTTCTCCGCGGCATACCTTTCCGACCGAGTTCGGCGGTAGGTTGTACAGTCGTTCCGCCTCCCGACATGAGAAAAAGATTTCTTCCTCATCGCCTATGCAGATAACCATTCTGTGTTTCCCTGGCTTGTCCTTGCGGTTTCCGCACTGTACGCCCTTGTCCGCCCATCTGAGGTTGTATATGCTGTTATCAAACCTTTCCATGTTATTTATATGGTCTACGGTGTCATACCGCCGTCTGTCTCCCATGAAGAAAGTCTGCATAACAATCTGGTGTCTCTTAAACCGTACTTGGTTCCCGTCCGTATCTGTGAACATACTGGAAATATCGTATTTATCTCCGTATGCCATATTGCAGAGGATTCCATTCCGTATGAGCCTGCCAAATGATGATATGTAGCACTCCATGTTGAAGTCATGCACGCTCTTTACTTCCAAATTCTCATCAAACTTGACAAGCTGTGTGACTTTTCTCCATGTTTCTTCCTTATCCGGGTACTTCCGGCGGATATACTCAAAAGTTTCTGTTTCTCTCATACTCTCTCAAACGTGTAGATTGAATTTCTGGTTGTTACCTCAATGTATTTGCCTCTATCCTCGGTCTTGAACCCGATAACCGTACTCGTAACGATCATGCCGACATACGGCGTTCCGTCCGGCTGAGCCAACCATTCAATCATCATGGCATCTCCGTTTCTGGGAGTGGGTTTCTTGCACATTCTTCCTACTCTAAGAGGGTATCTGCCCTCGATTCTCGGATTGCCTTTTCTGTCTGTAATTGATACAACTCTGTAAGTTTCCATGGTAGCCTCCTTAATAAAGATTCCACAAAAGCAGCTCTTCGTTTTCTGCCGGATCGCACTTTTCTTTCCATTCCAGTTTTCTCACTACATCCCATGTTTTCATGCAGATATTGGATAAGTCGTACCGGTCGTACACCCTCTTGTCGATAAACAGACGCATATCCAAGTCCTCATCATAGAGATTGAAGCTCATGTATTTCAGATTGCGAATATCTTCATCTGTGGCTTCTGCATGGACTGTTACTGTGATACCGTCCAAGTGTTTCAAAATTACCGGATGATCGTCCATTGTCAGACAAGCCGTATAAAGATAAATTCTCTGTCTCTTATTCTGCTTTCTGAGCATTTTAATGACTGTGTAGAGCTGTGCCGGATTTATCATAGGTTCTCCGCCGGTAATCACAACTTCCTCATAATTCTTTAATGCCGTGATACCGCCAATCACTTTCGCCAATGATGTGTAATCCAGTTTGCTGTTGCAGCACCCCGGACACTTCCGGTCGCACTTTGATGTGATAATTACTCTCGCTGTCTTTTTCATCTTTCCTCCTATCTCTGAGCCAAAAGTTCCTCATAAAGTCTCTTGTAAACATCTCTTTCTGCCGTAATCTTCGCAATTTCCAACTGTGTCTCCACATCCGGCAGAACGGTTTCTTTTACCACAACCGGCTCAGGTTCTTTCTTCTCAGGCTTCTCAACTTCATTTGCAGCTTCCGCCCATTTCTTTACCAGTTCATTCCCTTTGATGTTGGTTCCAATGCCAATGCTTACTGCAAGTGCCGCATCTATGCGTTTCATTTCAGCCATAGAACACTGCCCTATGTAATCCCCAACCTTATCCTTATTCACGGTATCAATCTGTTCACAGAGCACCGTGGACGGATATTTTGAGCTGTTGATTTTAACGTGTGTCGGCAAGGGTTTCTTCTCCTGGGTTGTGAGATACACAATCTCCAGTACAGGACCGGCATTATTTCCAATATCATTGCTGATGATTACCGCCGGTCTACCCCCCCCCCCCCAACATAACCCTAACTTTTTTCTTTTTTTATTTATATTGAAAAATTCTCATCTTTCACACTTTATTCATGGTTTCCTCCTTAATCCATGCCGTCATATAAACTCTCTGACGCATAAACCTGTTCATCTGTGAGTTCTCTCAACGCTTCAACAATTCTGAGTTTTGTTTCCCTACAAGGGAAATATCCATACTTTGCATATCTAAACATTCTCTCGAATGTACTCATTGGGTACGGTATGTTGTTATCTGTCACAAGTCTTTTCAGATGCAAATGTTCAAAAAACTTATCATCCATAAGGATTTTGTACTCAATGTGTGTTTCCGGCTTTTCCTCCCCTGTATCAAACGGATCATCTATCTCTGAAATTCCATCCTCAATCTCGGCTTTGTAATAGGCGAACTTCGTAACGGTAAAATCAAAGTTGTCAAGTATCTCCTTTGGTGTTCCGAATATCTTGCAACACAGCTCCACTACAATCCCAGTTTCCATGTGCTTATACGCTTTCACATTGTCGTTCTCATAATGGAAGTAGTATCTTTCATCTCTCTTATCATCGCCCTCATATCCGGGTGTCTGGCTGTCAAAATACTGTACGGCATCGTCAAAATCACTTGCCTTTTCAAAGAAAATGTCTAAATCCTTTACATTTTCCTTGTTGAAGATATTTTTGAAACATCCTCCGCAGATAAATCCTTTATGTCCTGCCATGTACTCATCAAGCCAATTCAGCATCCAGAAGTTATCTCTGTCTCTTTCTACTAACACATTCCTATACCTCACTTTCCTGGGGCATTTCAAAAATCCCAAGTGACTGATCTGCCACATAGTCACATACCAAATCTCTCGGATTTTCGTCTCCCCGGTCAAACATCAAATTCATGGTGTAACAATCCAGAAGCATTGAAATCGCCATTCTGCATTTTTCTTTGGTTGAGTATCTGCCGATCACAATATTCTGTTCTTCTACGAGGGCAGTAACTTTGTACCGCCCATCGTATTTGTCAGTGGTTTCATATTTTGAAACCTTGTCGTTGTTCAGAACTACCCCTCCATCCTGAGACTTAACAAACATTGTTTCTTGCCTCTCTTTCCGTAATTCTTCCCATCTGGCGGTCGATTTTGAAATCAATACGCTCATTGACCTCTTCCACGCAGTTGAAAATAATTCCAAGTTGTGTGAGCATAATCTGTACGTCTGCGATTTCATCAATAACCGCATCTCTCAAATCGGAATCCTTTGTGTCGCTCCGGCGGAATTTCAGAATGGCTTTGATGAGTTCCGAACACTCTTCGATTGCCATATCTTCCTGTTTGTCCGAACCGTAGGTTTCCACGATTGTATTGAGGTCTCTTAACTGTTTCTGTGTCATATCTGCCTCCTGTTATTTTCTGTTTGCTTTTGCGATACTCACGATAAGTACCAGAAGCAGGATAAACACAATCCATGCAATCTCAATCCACAAAGGAATGAGAACCACCGGCCACGACCACTTAATCAGCTTGCAAAGTTTCAAAACAATAAATACGATCTGTAATACTCCTAAAAATCCCATACCGCCTTTTCCGGCACTGCTTTTATGTTCGTTCATACGTCCTCCTTAATATCTGATATTCAGATTTCCATGTTCATTGATCCAATCAATAATTTCTTTAAAACCAAGTCCTCCATCGTCCCAAGGTTTCATAATGTATTCGTACTGTTTTGGATGTGTTATCTTCATCCTTTCAAAACGTCCTGGGGACTTTTCCAAATGGCATCCATATCCGCAAAACATACAACCAGTGCGTTCGCAACCGGTAGTTTTGAGTAGCGGTCTGCCAAAATCAAATATTCCCAAGTCTGTCACATCTGCCAGAGTCATTTGACCGTGTTCCTCATCCTCCGTCACAACTTCTCCGTAAACGGAACATATCGGTCTGCCAATCTCTGCGGATTCCATCGTTGCTCCTGTCTCTCTCGAAACGTATCTGTTGCCATATTTCATGTACTCATCGCTCTGTTCTGCCCTCCGGCGAACCATATCATTTCCGTACAATCTGATGTATGTAAGCACATCCTGTTCCGTCCAGAATGACATTGGATTGCTTATCGGAGATTTCATATCAAATCCATTGCAGCCATTTTTAAGCCATTGCTGTGTCCTTAACCGACTTTCCGTTGCCATCTGGGCTGTCATTGGTTTTCTTCCCGTTCGTCTGACATAGGAATGTAATGGGGATTTTTTCATAACCTTGCAGCACATTGCAGACACATTAAATGGTGCCGATAGGAAAAATTGGTATCGTGACTTGTCGTATCTTTTTGAATATTCATTCGTTTCGATTCCTTTTTCCTTATGGATAACTTTCCCATAAAGTTGTAAATATCTTACAGGTGGTTTTTCTTCTGCGGTGCTAGGGATAATCCCCATCTTTAGCTTCTCGTAGAGTTCCTTGTTTTGGCCTCTCCGCTCGATTCCTAGAATGTCTGCAATGCCCCAAGCATAGCGATGATCTGTCTGTCTGTCTGTCTGTCTGTCTGTCTGTCTGTCAAAGTGTTTCGCTCCGCTTCTATGCGTGTCAAGTATTTTCTAGCCGCATCTACGCACTCAGAAACCTCTTTGCTTATGAAAGGATAACCATATTTCTCAATTACCTGTCTGAATGTCAGCTTCGGTCTTATCCAGTCCACATTACTGACTGTTTTTACAAACAGACGAATTTCCGGGTATTCAAGTCCGGTATCAACAAATACCGCCTTGATGTTTGGGTACAGCTGCCTTGCAATATCGAGAAGAACTGTGCTGTCTTTCCCACCAGAGAAAGATACATACACACCGTCCTCTCCGTACATATCTACCCACTCGTTGATTCTCCGCTTTGTCATACTGATTTTGGCTCTGAGTGATAGTGATTGCATTTGATAGAGGTCGGATATAACGTGTTTATTTCCCACTTCTATATCTCCTTTCTGGTGTTACATATAATTTGCTTCTTTGAATACGAATGTGTGCTCTAAGTCCAGTTTTTCGGACAGTTCTCTCAGTCTCAAGTCATTGGAGCTGTAAATCTTCTTTTTCTTCATATCCGCAACGAAAAACTCCTGACCGGTCTGTAAATACTCTCCTACCTTGCTTTTCCGGCAGATCTCATAGTCTGCATACTCAACGTCTGCTTCCTTGTTATCTTCCTGTTTTTCCTTTTCTGTTTTTCCAAACATACTGAATTTTCTCCTTTCAAATCATTTTCGTTCAGTTGACTAAACGTTTTCCGCAAAAAAATTTAATGCAGTCCGTCAGACCATCTGTAAAGAATAACTGCGACATCCTCACTCGGATATGACACACTCAGGAATTTTCCGTCAACCGCCTCGCAGGCATCCGTTACTCTTCCAATAAACTCAGAAAAGTCCTCTTTCTTTTCAACATAGTCGTGAAATCTCATTGTTCCCTCATCTATGGTATGTGATTTTCTTTTCACGATTGTTTGTTTCAATTTCTGCATTATCCTTTCCTACCTTTCTGCTTTTACTTTACAGTTTTTATACACATCCTCTTTTCCAGAGAATAACTGCCCTAAAATTGCCACCAGAACATTTACTACAATACTGTTTCCGGCCTGCTTGTAAAGCTGAGTGTTACTGTTTACTTTCTCCGCCTTATGGAAATCCTCATCTGAGAAATCCATCAGTCTCCAACACTCTTTGGGTGTAAGTTTTCGTATGCGATACTCCGTACATACCTTTGAGTTCGCATCTCCGTGTGTTCCGGCAGTCAGTGTCGGCGCGTTGCCATCGTCTGAATAAACTGATCCGCACTGACTTCCATCTGTGGAAACCTGTCCTACTTTTGCCACATCAATCTCCTTATCTTCTGAAATATCATTATGCTGCATACTGTTCTGCCCCCCCCCCGATCAAATTTTTCTATCCGGCAAATGCCAATACTCTGCGCTGTCAGTGTCGGGCAAACCTGACCGCCGCCCTGCACCCTCCCTCTCCGTATCTTACTTGTAGGATAAGAGAAATCCGCGACACCACCTATCTCACATTCTATGTAGCCTTTTGCCGTTGCCTGCCTGATGCCTACATACTCTTTATCCATCGTCCACCGTCCTTATCTCCAAAACATAATTGTCTTTCGCAACGCTCGTAAGCGTATTGCATATCCCTTGTGAGTTCGGTTCTAACCGTTGTTCTGTCGGTGCGCCTACAGTTCTGTCAGATGGGTTCGTGGGATTTCTCCCTCTTGACGCACAAATTATTCTCTCAATCACACATTTGTCTCCACATCCGTCTATCGTTCTTAAAGTTCCGCAGCAGCCATCTTTGAAAAATCTTATTCCCTCATCGCTTCTGAGTTCGCATACGGTCTGCTCTTTCTGGTAACTGTGAGTACCCCCCCCCACATGATTTTGTGGAAGAGATATTGCACAATCTATCGTTCTGATTCTGCAATATGTTTAGCCTCCGTCTCTGTTATGATGCAAGGTACAGTACCCCCCCACTCGTAATCGCCGGAGCTATGCCGCCGGTATCATACACCCGCCCTTGGTTTGGGTTCTCTCTCGTGGAAGTGGGGAGAATATTGCCTAACCTCCTAATTCCGGTCTGCAATATCTTCTTTCCTTTCCTTGATTTCTAATATCTTTGGTTCCAAATTGCCCCCCACAAGTGTTTAAGGTCGGGGCAATTCCGTCTACGGAATAAATTCTTCCGCTCTGAGGATTATCCCAGCTCTTTCCTACGGCGATATTCCCCAGTTGTATGCAGCGTACCTTATTTGCCATTTCATAGTTCCTCAATTACATATTTCAAATGTTTGTAGTCGCTCGCCAATAGGGTAGGACATATCATTTTGTACAATGCTTTATTGTATGGGTCGTAGATTCCACAAGCACTTTCGGAGGATCTTTGTAGTCTGTTGCCCTTATCGCTTGGCAAATACCCCCCCCCCGATAAAACTCGGACCCTGTCCTGGACTTCTTTTTCCGGGTTCAGTGAGCCGACTACGATTATTCTGTCTGCCATTTACTTTTTCCTCCACTAAAACTTTCGGTGGATCTTTATAATCCGTTGCCGACAATGCCACTGATATGCCATCCGGGGACATTATGCGTCCTCTTTCTCCGCCTGTTCCCGTATGAGCCACAATCAACGGCCGGCTCATGGTTCATCTGAGCTATCTACTTCTGTAACACCGCATCCCAATGATGCCGGTCTACTGAGCCTCTGCCCCCCCCTAACGGTTTTTGAGATGCCGTCTAACTGACCGCTCTCTCGTAAGTCCTTGATGAGTTTCTGCGCCTTTTCGGAGTTGATATAATACTTTTCGTCTACCTCGTCCTCCAAGTAATCTTTCATTGTCTTATCCAGTGGAACCGGCTGCGGAAATTTGTAATTATAATCTCCCAGAATAGATACCATGAAGCATCGCTCTCTGTTCTGCGCCACGCCGTAGTCCTTTGCATTGAGGATTTGCGTATAACACTTATATCCCTTGCTTTCAAGGAAGCTGCACCAGCTATGAAAATCATCTATGTTGTCCGCACTGATAACCTGTGGCACATTCTCCATGAGAAGTATCTGCGGAAGATTTTCTGTCTCATTCAGAAGTCTTTCAACTTCCCACAGTAACCCGGAACGTGTTCCTGATCCTTTTTTCATTCCTCGCATCTTTCCGGCGAGTGATAAATCCTGGCAAGGTCTTATGGAAACGAATACGTCATAAGGTAGGTGTATCTGTCAGTATTCGTTATTGCCAGATCACCCCCCCTCATTGAGCAAATGTTGACAAGGTTGTGCGTGGCTTTTATGTTGTTGTAACATTCTCTGCGCCATGCGTCACTGTATGAATGACTCCTTATCTGCTCTTCCGTGAGAGGTTTCTTTCCATCCACGGATATTCCCAACTGAGTAAGTGCCTGTATAACATCCTCGGAACTCATTTCTGCACTGTAATCCGTATCATCGTCCGCCATGTGAATAGCTTTGTATGATGCCGTGGCGTGCATTTCCCATTCAGACATAAGGTAATGTTCAAACGGTACGCCAAGATTACGAAGTGCCATCGCCTGAGAACCAACCCCGGCAAACAATTCTATCAATCGCACCGGGTTGTCAGTCTTAAATGTTGGGTACATTAAATCAAACATTGAAATCTGATCCACTCGTTTTCTCCTTTCTTTGATTTTTTATCATGCAAAATCTCGCATAATTGAGCTGCCGGAAGTAGTCATTATTCGCATTTTCCCACATTGCCGGTAAGGTACTCAGCCGTGTTTCATAACACTTATCGCACACCTTTTTTCCTTTCATTGTTGAATTTTTGCCACATATATAGCAAATGCCGTAGTCCGGTCTCTCTGAACGTGACAAATCGCATCGGTTTTTGTCTCTATAATTTTTCAGATACGCCCTGCATCTCTGGCATAAACCACCATTCTGTGATTGATGTTTTCCGCATCTGGGGCATAGTCCGTTTTCGATGCGTGTCTGTTTTAACTGCCTTTTCCTCAGCCGATCTTTCTCTTTCTGTTCATCGGTTTTCCCTTTTTCCGAATAACTATCTTGAAATTGACCTAAACACTCATAACATAGCTTTTTGTTGGGTTCTGCTGGATTTTTCCCACAATGAGTGCATATCCCAATCCTTTCATGGTATTTTCGGTTCTGCTTGCGTAATTCAGAATTTCTTGCCGCACAGTCAGGACACATGGATCTTTCCGGCGTTGGGTTTTCTTTGCCGCACTTCGGACACAATCCTCTTTCCCTCATCTCTTTGTATGATAATTTTCTCAATCCATTTCAGAGGTTCCCAGGATTTATGCGCGCTGCCCTTTCCTCCGTCTATTTTCTACCGAACTTCTCATACATTTCATCCAGTCTCTTTCTGGTTTCGTTTGACATACCGGATGGTGGTTCGGTCTTTTCCTCCGGCACTTCAATTTTTTGCATTTCTATCTGTGGGTCTACTGCTTTTTCCATAAGTGCTGCGTGTTTCTTCCCCATATCGGCTATGAGCATCCTTACATTCTCCGGCAGACGTGCCTCTTCTTTCATCCGCTGCACCGAAGTCCGATAGTTCCTGATAAAGTGCGACTGTTCAATGGTTGCCACTTGGTCTGAATCCATCAACGCCCACTCCTTGAGGTTTGCCGCCGTTCCAACAGCTCTTTGGCACGCCTCCGGCAGTTTTGCAAATTCCTCTTCTGAGTTATAGCCGGAGTTCCTTAACGCTCTCTGTACCAACGCCCATGCCTGCAGTTCGCTCATGCTTTCTTCCGCCGGAGCAATAATCTCCGTTGCTTTAGTGCGAATATCTGCGATGGTTGGAGGAAAACGTTCACTTGTCATGTACTTTTGTATTGCCAAGTTCGCCTGCTCATACGGAAGATCTTGTAATAATCCATACCACACATCGAAAGCGTCTTTATCTGGTATGAATGTCGGCTGTGCGTAGACCGCTTTCATAGCTTTTACCAAAATCTTAAATTCTTCTCTTTCCATTACCAGCCATCCACATCCTTTACTCTGTTTCCAATGCGATCTCCACTATTTCTGTATGCAGAAGATGATTGCAATTTATCCCAAATAATGCCTTTCCATCCATTCGACATACATTCATCAATAAGATTGCATACGGCAGTATCTCCATAGACAGAGACCTTATTGGCAACCTGTTTTAACAACGACTTCATGCCCTGTTCCTTATATCCGTCTTTCCGTTCCGTCTTATACTTGAACCATTCGCGAAGTTTATCTGCCATTACATCAGAGATGGTGTACTCAGGGAGAAGCCTTTCAAAAATTGATTGGGTAGTTTCCCTCTTTCCCCCTTTTTTATTTTCTTTCTCTAACTCTTTCTCTAACTCTTTCTCTATGTTACCTTTTTGAACATCAACGTTACTCTCTGTTACACGTTCGTTACATTCAGTGTTTTCGGGTGTCTCAGTGGGTTTTGTCTTGTTTTTTTCTCTCTCCCGATACTCCCTAACCCTCTGTGCGGATGCCGATTCAGACCCAATCATTTTCAGAGATTTTGGTAAAAATAGCGTGCCGTCACTTTCCGTAACCACAAGCTGTAATTTTGAAAATTGTTGTAACGCTTGTGTAACAATCTGTAACGCAAAACCGGACGCTTCCGCCAACATTTCTGCGTCATATGGAATATCTTCGGAAAATCGCAGTTTGCCCTCATGGTCGATTGACTCTGTAATCATCCATATATAGAACATAACCAAAAGATCGCCATTATCCTTTGCTCTAAGTATCTTGATATAGTGTTTTTCAAAGAAGTTCCGGGGCATTTTGAGCCAAAAATACTTTTTCTCAGCCATCGAACGGTCCTTTCTCTATCTCTTCAAGGAATATCTCAATCCTTGGGTTTTTCTTATCCACATAGAAGTCATGCGTAAAGTTGTCGATTTCTTTCCAACCATCGTTTTTAATCACTCCACATTTCTGCAAAGCATCCTGAAAAACTTTATCGGCAAAAGAAAAAATATTGCCCTTGTCACGCTGCTTATCCGGTTCATAGAAGTTGTAATGAATGATGATAGGGTCTGTAATCGTAAGTCTCGGTAACTGCGTTCTGATAGCGTTACACACGATCATCTGGTAATCTCTTTTCATTTTTGCACCAATCTGAGGATGCCTTGCACACTCATGTAAGTAATCGTTAAGATCTGGTAAGGTTCTGGTTCTGCCGTAATAATTTCCTTTGATAACAACCTTGTGCATCCCTAAGTCCTCCTTTCTTTCATTATGGGTGGAGCCGCCGGAATGACGGCTCCTGGGTAATTTAACAAAAGATCCTTGTCAGGGGTTTATACCATTTAACTAATCGAATTTCTTAAAAGGAGGTAAACCGTTTGTGTATTCTGCGGCTTTCGTGACATATTTTCCTCAGAGACCAATCTTAGGAGATAATTGCAGATACATATTTACGGGTTACGATTATTTAAGAAATCACAAAGATGTTTGATACATCTGCAAGTTCTTTTTCGAGATACGCTTTGATGTTGGCTTTCGCCTCATTCTTCCATGCGCCTCCATCTGCCTCAAATAAGGCACAGGTAACACCAAGGCGATCATTGTCCTTTACTCTGAAAATGAAGTTACTCATAGGCTGTGCAACCTCTGTAAAGGTTCTGTACGGCATCAGACGGCAAGGACTCGGAACTTCAACTTCCTGCAGAGAGGCAACGCCTTTCTTGATTGCCGCTTTCTGTCCTACTCCGGTGTCTCCGTATTCTGCAACAGTGCCGGCCTTAACATTTCCGGCAAACTGTAAGATGATCGGCTTATCATTTGCCTCAGCATCCTCGTTTAAGAACTTGGACTGCACACCGATAACAAACTCTTCGTTTCCGATGAACTGACCGAATGAAAACTCCGGGATCTCTGCTTTGACAACTGCCAGTGTTTCTCTCTGACGGTCTGCATCCAAACTGGAGAACAGACGAACCTCAGTAGGAGAAACCACCTGGGCGATGTAATGACCGGTCTTGAAATCAGCCTTACTCTTTTTGATGAAATCCACAAGGCTACTCAGATTGTTCATTGTGATACTGGTCGCTCTGAGTTCCTTGCCGATCTGTGTCATATCTTTGTCTACATAGGTTCTTCCCTCAATTTCCTCAATATGAGGAGCATCGAGAGAAAGAATTTTCTCAATAGCTGCTTTTAACATATTTTCCTCCTGTTACTGTGCGCTACACCAATCTTCGGCAAGGCAATCATTGATACTCGGAACCCACATGGAATGTGAGCCGTCAACGCAACGGATCTGTAAATACGGATTGCATACAAACAAATCTCCCTCATTGAGTCCCCACGCTTCGGCTGTCTGTTTATTACACGGAATACCCTGCGGATAACCTTTCTGGTAAACAACAAACATTCCTTTTCCATTCCATCCCTTACGGGTTACTTTTTGCCCTGCTTTTAATCTGCGTACTGCTTCTCCGAATGTGAATGTCTGGATATTCAAGTCTTTTACATCGGGACCGGCTGCAATCTCCCAATCATCTCTGAGGATGAAAGTGAGCGTGTAGTCAACGTTGTCTGTCTCACGAATATCTAATACTTTTCCGTCCTTGCAGTGCATTTTGATGGAATTATCCTCCCATCTCCAATATCCAGCCCATTCCGGCAGTTTAACGATAGCTCCCTGTTTGAGAGCTTCGTATGCTTCCTTGAAAAACATAATATCCTCCTAACTATTTACTGCGTCTCTCATGCTGATTACTTTCTTTCCCTCTTTCGGAGGTTCTGATTTTTCTTCCAGTACCTCTCCAGTCTCAGGATCGCAACCAAGTTCCTCTGCTGTCGGTGTGGAATCCTTTTCCGGGTCCATGCACATACCGCACTCATCAAGAGTAAGCTGACCTTTGATTGCGCCCTTTGCGTGTTCTGTAAGGGTTGTTACGCCGCTACGGAAGTCCTTGTTGATGAATAACTGAGTTTTCAGTCCCATCTCAGGAGCCAACTTAACGGAAGTCTGAACCTCAACAGCAACATCTTCTCTATCATCCTCTGATGGAGTGAGAACAATCTTAATGTCGAGAGTTCTTTTCTTCTTGGCATCCGTATTCAAATCGAGAATGTTGTCAGAAATCTTTGCCAACGCTCTGTCGATTCTTTCCTGAACGCCTCCGGCACACATAGATGCCAATGTAAGTTTCTCTGCCACTTTTATCACTTCCTTTCCTAAATGTAGAATTTTCTGTATCTATCAAAGAACTTTTTCCGTGCTTCATCCACGGTAAGTCCTTGTGATACCTCATTGAGTTCGTAGGAGAGCTGTGCTATTATCTGCAACAGTTTTTGTACTTCTGTGCTCTGGTGTGCGCTTATCTTCCCCGTTCTGTGATGTTCTGGTGTGAGTGGAACCCATAAGCCATCTTCATCTGCTTTTTTTCGGTTGGGACCTCCGAGGCAGTGATGCCTCTCAACCCCATACTGACCGTTGATAATATCAAGATCCGCATATTTCATATCCACAATAATTGAATCTCTCATTAAATCTCTCCCATAAGCATATCCATTGATATAGGTCCATCCAAAACCTCAGTGTCGGCACAGTAATCGCAGACCTCACATCTAAGTGGTTCAATGTCTCCGTCTTTGATGCGCTGAATTTTTACGATATTGCTTTTGACCTCTGCCAGTTTTTCATCCATCATCAACGGTGGCACTTCGATTACCTTAATTCTCGGATGTGGAATATTGTCTGTCTTATCCTTACTGACAGCACAGATGTAAAACGGTAAGAGATCTCCAGTATTCTGTCTGTAAATTTCTCTGTACACGGCAGCTTGCAAATCATATCCCCACCATTCACAGAAATTAAGTCTCTGCCCCAGGTCCTTTGCATAAAAGGTTTCCGTGATGCTCTTTACTGTTTTGAGGTCAGTGATTCGTCTGCCGTCCGCACTGTCAATTTTGATTTTGACAGGAACCCCCTCAATTTCTCCGGTCATAATAACCTGCTTATCTCCGACCATGTACTGCATAAAAACTGGATCTTTCACGGCACGGTCAATCATAATTGAGGCCTGTTTGTATTCGGATTTCAACTCTCCGGCGGTTTTACCTCTGGATGAGAAGATTTCCGGGTGCTGTGCGGAAAATGTAGGAAGTGTACCCTCAAAGTAGGCATCCACATAGGAGCCTACCATTAACGCAGTTGTGGTTACTTCCTCGACTTCTCCCCGGAGCTTCGCCATAGCATATGCTTCACAACCCATTTTTCCAGTCGTTCCGTTGAACTCTTTGTACTGAGAAACGGACACATACTGCATATTAGCTTCTTTGGTGTAATAGTTCTCCGGGGTAAGTTTAAGAAGATTACTCATCTACTTCCTTGAATGTTCCGTCAATCACACCATCAGAACTCTCATCTGCGTTATGAGAACTCTGATCGTGAGACTGGTAAATGTCCTGTGCCTGATACTTCTCTTTCGGTTTTTCCTTAACATCAAACGCCGAACCATCTTCAAATGCCTGACACTGTTCTGCGGTATCAAAGTTGAGGTCAATCAACTTACACAGTCGGCGGAGAACTGTTTTCTTGCACATCTCTCCGTAACTTTCTTTCCAAGCCTTACTGTTTGCTGCCTTTGAGAATGTCTGTCTGGTATGTTCAATGTCCTCTTTGCTCATGGTGTCGTACATCATGGAACCGTCTTTGTAGAGGACTACCGCAAATGCACCGATAATCTCTCCGTTTGAAAAAGTCTTAGGTCTGAAATTGACATACTGCTTACCGTTTTCAATTACTTCCTCAAACTCATCTCCCTCACGGACTACCTTTGCGTAAATGTCCTGAATAGGATTGCTCGAATATCTCTTGCACAGCTTGATCTCTCCCTTGTAATCAGTCTGAAACTGACACTGATTTCCGTAAGGAATTGCGTAACACTCTCCGTTAAAGAAATCGAGACCAAGGAACGCTCCTTTTAAGAGTGTTCGCACAACGGTCGGTGCTTCACATTTTGAAAAATCAGCCTGTCCGTCCTGCAGAACCGTCATGCAGTTTTGTAAAAATCTCTGTTTGTTAAATTTCTCAGGCAAAGCTGCAACCTGTTTTTCAAGGCTTTCGTCAAGTCCTTTGTGGACTGCTACCAAATAATTTGTGTCTTTCGTTGCCATAAATTACCTCCTGTTTTTTTATGAATCTGCCTACCAATAGAACACTACGGCAGGCAGATTATTTGTTTTATTCGCTATCGTTCTGCCCCCCCCCGAAGAGAGTTTCCATAAATTTTGCGAAACCATCTTCGGAGTTGGAATCAGCTGCAACAGTCTCAAAACCAAACTTCTTTTTCATAAGCTCAGTCAACTTTGTAGTCTGCTCAGCCATGATGTCCTTGACACGATCATTAGTTTCATCCAACCATTCAATACCGCCGTCCAAATCTTCAAGAAACTTTCTGTTTCCAGATGCACTGCATCCGATAGATCCCGGAGTAACAGTCACTTCGATAGTGAACAGATGAATTGCCAAATCCTTTGTGTCGTTCATAAGAGTTTTGAGAGCCATCATCGCCATAATTGCGTCAAGACCATTGTTTTTGCCTGCCATAGTGTTTCCTCCTACAGTTCAATCACTGTTAATTCATTGTTACTTGTGGTTCTGGTTGCGATAAACTGCAACCCTTTCTTCTTACACTTCTCATAGAGACGTGTGCGGTTTTCCTCAGACAGTTTCTCAGTACCATCAATGAGGATGATCTGTAAGCCGGACGGATTCTGAATTGCCACATCAATACAGAGATCCAGTTTTTCTCCCTCGGAAAGATTGCTTACCGGAAGCCCATTGATAAGAGGTATTCCGTCCTTTACAGATAATCCCTCAATCGGGATCTCTGCCGTTTCCAGAATGGTTCCAGGAAGAGTTCTTGCAAGTTCAATCTTTTCTGTCAGAGAATTAGACTCTTTCTGCAAGGTGGCTACTTCCTCCTGGATGGACAACATTCTGCGCCATTCGTTGATATGGCCTTTCATCTTCTCCGTCTCGTTGGCCTTTGCCATGAGATCATCAATAGGTGTGGTTTCCATATCTGCGTATTCTGCGTAGGACTGTTCCTCGGCCTCATACTTGGAAACGGCAGTTTCATACTCAGCACTGATAACTTTTTCCTTGTCAGCCTTTGCACCTGAGAGACCGGATTTCTTCTCTTCCAGATTTTTAATCTGTTCTTTCAACTTCGCCAGTTCACTCTCAATGTTTTTCTCCTGTGCAGCCATCTCTCTGTCGAGTGTGGCCAGTTTCACTTCCTTGTCTGCCTGAAAACTTCTGATTTTTCCATCGTGGCTGTCTCTGAGACGTTTTGCCTTTTCGATGGTTTCATTGTTTTTACGGATCTTCTCAATCTCCGTATAGAGTTCTGAGAGGTTTTCTTTCTCCCATCTCTCTCCGTCATAGTCGATAGGAAGAGAACTTCCAATATCGGCAATAACAGCTTTCTTGGCACGAATGTCCCGGTTTACATCCTGTCTGTGCATGAAGTAGTAACCGTTTTCTGCCTGAATGTCATTCAGAACCGCTAAAATGTTCTGTTCATAATTCACATCCGGCGGCAGTTCTCCGAACCATTCTTTGATCGTGTCAAGGTTCCAATCGTACTGAATCATATCCAGAATCGTTGCATTTTGGGTTTTCTTATCCATAGAGATGAACTCCATAGGAGAAAGCTGCAACGGAGTGAATATGGTTTTCAGGAACGTTTCAGGACTGGGAACAACATTGCCGTTCTGTTTTACAGACTTATAATCCGTCATTCCCTGTCTCGGTTTTCTGTCTATGGAGAGACCACTATCTGTCTCAATGAAAATCTCTCCCTCTGTCTCTCCGTTTTTGATAATGTACTCACGGTCTGATGCGTTGGTAAGGGCATATCTGATTGCATCAATAACGGATGTTTTACCAGTTCCGTTATCTCCGACAAGTTCAATATTCTTACCGTCTCCGCTCCATTCCTTGATTCCGAAAAGACTCTTAATCGTGATTTTTGAAATCTTCATGGTGGATTTTCCTTTCTCTGTTTATGGGGTTCGGCAATGCCTTACCCCTAAACCGCTACTGAATTACTGTTACGTTGGATGCCTGCGGTCCCTTGGTTCCGTCAACAACATCAAATTCTACGGGCTGTCCCTCTACGAGAGTCTTGTAACCGTCCATCTGCAATGCGCTGAAATGGCAGAACACGTCAACTCCATCTTCGCCTGTAATGAAACCATAGCCCTTTGCAGCGTTGAACCATTTAACTGTACCTTTTCTCATGGTGCGTCTCCTTTCCTCAAAAATATCTATTAAACAATCCTTGCGGATGCTTAACCTATACCAAGTCGTTCTTTCTCCTGATCCAAAAGGTGGCGATATATGTAAAATCCCCACTTGGATTTACCCTCTCGCTTTATGGCATATCCAATAGGCAATTTCTCCCTTTTCATAAGTTCACGGAGCGTAATCACATCCATTTGCAACTCTTTCGCTGCATTTTTTGGTGTTACTCTCTCATTGTTCATTGCTTCTTACCTCAATCTGTTCGTTTTACTGTGCCTTAGTTCGTTGTGGATTATCCTTTTCGTGTTTGCTCGACTAAACTTTTTGGGTAAAAAGTTTGCTGACAGGGACATTCAAAGCCGCCGCCAACGATTTCAGAGTACCGACCATAGCCTCATGCTCTTCGTTGTTTTCAAGCAGAACTATGGTTGTTCTGCTTACGCCAGACATTTGAGCTAACTGTTCCTGGGTAAGTTTCTTCTTTTCTCTAAGTTCTCTGATTCGATACGCCATTACTGCGCCTCCTTTCTTTGTCCGATGTTTGCTCGACTGAACAATTTGAGTATAGCCGACTAAACATTTATTGTCAAGCACATTTTACAAAAAAATTGACTTTTTGCACAGCACATTGTATAATGGACTAAACATTGAAAGGAGGTTTTCTTATGACATTAGGGCAGATAATAAAGGCATACAGAGAGACAAACAGCATGAGTATGGATGACTTTTCTAAGGCTAGTAAAATAAGTAAAGGGTACATATCACAGCTCGAAAATAATCTCAATCCAAAAACAGGAGAACCGCCTGTTCCGTCTATTCAATCTATAAAGAAAGCTGCAAACGGAATGTTTATGACGTTTGACGAATTATTCTCTCAGCTTGACGATAATACGAAAGTTGACGCAGAACCGGAGAAAGTGAAGATGGCCAAAAAGGCTATCCGTATTCCTGTGCTTGGTAACGTGGCAGCCGGAGTTCCTATTGAAGCCATTGAGGATGTTATAGATTATGAGGAAATATCAGAAGAATTGGCTCACACTGGGGATTTCTTTGCTTTGAAAATAAAGGGAGATTCCATGGAGCCTCGTATCTGCAATGGGGATGTTGTGATTGTCCGCAAACAGAACTATGCAGAATCAGGCGATCTTGTCATTGTGTTAGTCAATGGAGACAGTGCCACTTGCAAAAAGTTGGCAAAGTTCCCTAGCGGAATCAGACTCATTCCTTTTAATCAGACCTATGAGCCTATGTTTTATTCAAATGAGGAAATTGAGAATAAGCCAGTGAGAATCATTGGTAGAGTCGTTGAAAATCGACAAAAATACTAAAATAGAAAACCGCCTCTGCTGCTAACAGAGACGGCATCTATAAACACACACCGGAAAGATCCGATGAATGTTCGATTGAACACCTTGCATTATATCATCTTCCCGGTAGAAAAACAATATACCGGGCATTTTTACGCCCATTTTTAGGAAAAGGAGGATGATATTATGCGTCTGCCAAACGGTTACGGTAGTGTAATCAAACTAAAAGGCAAGAGGCGTAAGCCTTATGCCGTCCGAACTTCTGAAATTGCGGAATTTGTAGAGATTGATGCTCCGAAAGATCCGCCGTCTAATATCCTCCGGGAACTCAAACGGTATAACTTCAAATGGAAAAGAAAAGCTCAGATGTGGGCTGCCATTTCCTCAGATGCCATCTGTGAGTTCGCTGAGACTCTGATGCAAGAAGAGGGCTATGAGTATTCCATAGCTTACCGGCAAACATTCAAATACCTTGAATACTTCGCCAAACAGGAACACGCCTATGCTTTTCTGTCGGAATTGAATAATGCCGATGTGGTTGCGGAACATATTAAATACGCCGAGACACCTACTTTTGCAGAGATGTATGGAAAGTGGAAAAATTATCGAAAGGCTCTGCCGGATAAGATTTCATCAAACACCTGGCGGAACTATGAGATTGCTTTCAACCACTTATCAGATTTGCACCACAAGAAATTTAATGCCCTACGAACTGATGAGGTCCAGGAGTGTATCAATAAATGGACCTGTAAATCAAACTCTACTGTCTCTAATATCCGCACGGTCCTTAACAATCTATACAAGTATGCCATAATGAACAACTATATAGAAAAAGATTTGTCTCAGTTCTTTGTATACTCATGGGTTGATCCGACAGAACAAATCCATAGCAGATATACCAATGAAGAAATTGCAACCCTTTGGTCTAAACTGTATGTGATAAACAATGTGGATCTCATTCTCATTACGATCTACACCGGCCTAAGACCTACGGAACTTTTGGAGATAACCACGGATAATGTGCATCTGGATGAACAATACATGATTGGAGGAATGAAAACAGAGGCCGGCACAGACAGAACAATACCAATCGCAGACAAAATTTTGCCACTAATAAAGAATCGGTTCAATCCGAACAGAAGATTTCTTGTGAACAACAAGTATGGAAACCACTACACCTACGGATCGTATGTGAGCGCAAATTTCAACACCGTTATGAACAAACTTGGTATGCAGCATCTCCCACATGACGGCCGCCACACCTTTGCCTCACTGATGGACGATGTTGGTGCAAATGATGTTTGCATAAAACTGATAATGGGGCATAGCATGAAAAATGATATTACAAAAGGAACCTACACGCACAAATCTATACAACAGCTCATTGATGAGGTCAATAAAATTTAA